ATGTGACCTCTGACAGGTCACAAAGAGAGGATTATGTGACCTCTACCCCATCACTTCTCCTGCCCTGCCTGAGCAACTTCCAAGCCCAGGCAGTACAGATGCGCTCCCCTTGGGAGGTGCAGGTGCGTCCGCGCGACTCCTTCAATGGCGACAAAAACGCATTCAAGAGCTACCTCGCAGCTTCCGAAACAGAGGATTGCCTTTACAGCGGCGTTCTTGGGCTTGAACCTCAGCGGCGTGTCTGCAAAGGCAACCCTTCTACGCGCTTGCTCGCGATTGTAGCTGACTTCGATATTCCGATGAAAGATGCCGCCCGAGAGAGGAAGCTCAACAAACTTCCCGTTCCGCCCAATATCATCTCTACGTCCTTTTCCGGGGGAACGCACGCCATCTGGTTCTTGGAGCGTCCGCTGCCATTGATGCCGGATAGCACGAGCAACCATGCTCTGCTGCAATGTATTGTTAAAGACTTGAAAATCAGTCGCGCATTTAACTCGCTGGATGAGGCTGCCTTCTACAAGCTCTCCCAATACTACACCGCCGGACGTAACTGGAAACACGTCTCGCCCACCCCTATCCCGGCAGCTCGTTGCGAGCTGTGGGTGATGGATGCAATCAAGCGCATGAAGGGAGACAACGCTAATGGACATATCCCGCTGCACCGTGTTAAAGCTGAGGTTGACAAGCGATTCCCCGGCAGGTGGGCAGGCGAGTTTTCCCTTGGCTCTCGCGGCGTGCGCTTCTGGGATCCGACTGCCGACAACCCCACCGCTGCCATAGTCACCGAGGGTGGCATGGTGTGCTTCACCGGGGATTTCGCTTTCCGATCATGGTCAGACATATTCGGTGCAGATTTCGCACGTGACTACGCTGCCGAGACAATCGGACAGGCGGTCGCGGACATTTACTACATCGGGCGCGAGTTTTGGCGAAAGAACAGCTCCGGCGATTGGAGCTGCTATCCCCGCCGTGAGCTGAACGATATTCTGCAAAACGAGTACGGACTCAACTCACGCAGCGAAGATGGCAAATCGGGCAGCGAAGTCTCGCAAGCTATCAGCGCGATTGCCACCCGCAGGGCTTTGCATGGGCGCATTCCTTTCATCTACAACGATGATGAGGTGGTGGAAGTGGATGGCAAGAAGTTTCTCAACACTAGCAGACGGAGGGCTTTAGCTCCCGGCAAGCTCACCCGGGCATGGGGCGATGGCTTCCCTTGGATTGCCGACTTCCTCATCCGCTTGTTCGGTCGTGATGATGCTGAGGAGCAGCTCGACTTCTTTATATCGTGGCTTGCCCACGCCTACAAGGGGGCATTGAACCTCGCTCCCACGCGAGGACAAGCCATCTACATTGCCGGGCAGTCCGGCTCAGGCAAAAGCTTCCTTTCCAAGCACATCATCGCGCCGCTTTTCGGAGGACGCGAAGAAGCCACTTCCTACCTCATGAACGAAACGCGCTTCAACTATGCCTTGTTCGACTCCGGCATCTGGAACATTGATGACGCTGAGGTTATAGCCGAGCCTCGCGCCCACGCCCGCTACTCCGCTTTGGTAAAAAAGGTGGTGGCGAATGATGACTTTCTCTGCGAAGCCAAGTATGCGAATGCAGTCAAGGTTCCATGGAAAGGGAGGCTTGTTGTCACCTGCAATACCGACCCGGAGAGCTTGCGTATCCTCCCCGCCATTGACATAAACAACAGCGACAAGCTCATGTTCTTCCTCTGCACCGAAAGCGTGCTGGATGACCCGCACGCCGAGACGCGGGCACGTGGGGAACTGCCCGCCTTTGCCGGATTCCTAGCCGCTTACGAGATGCCGGAGTACTGCCGAGGCGCACACCGCTTCGGCATCAAGAGCTTCCTGCACCCTATCCTCTTGGCAGAGGCAAGCAACAGCGGCATCAGCGGCACGTTCCAAGACGTGTTCTGCGTGTTCCTCAAAAACTACTTCACCGCCAATGGCTGCGATGAGTTGCGCGGCTCTGCCAGCGAGATTTACGAGCAAATGTGCGGCATTGATACCATGAGAGAGCTGATGAAAGGACTCGTCACTCCCAGCTCCATAGGGAAGCGTCTCGGGATGCTCGCCGCCAAAGCAGATTTCCCGCTCTCCTTTGCCCGTACCAAGAAAACACGATACTGGACTGTCAGGAGAGATCAATTTGAGGATTACGCATCAGACAACACCTTACCCCTCCGTATCGACGATGAAAACTGCCCGTTTTAAGATTCTTATGGACGCGCTACCCCGTGAAATCAGGGGAGCCAGCCATGCCCCCCGCAACATGAAAGAGGGAGGGCAAAAAAAGGCTTCTCAAGCGGTGACACGTGTGACACATGGTGACACGTTGCTTTTCCAATGTGTCACCCATCGTTACAGCTTTATTTTCAATAATTTTCTCTCTTCTGATGACACGATGACACTTAAATGTGAAATAAAATGCATAAGGGGGAAAGAAAAAAGAGGGAAAAAAATAAAAAAGAGAGAGAGGCATATAAGGAGTCATAAAAAAGCAAAGTGTCATCCCACACGTGTCACCCGAAAGGAGGCGAACTATGTCCGCTAATGACGAATACGCCTCCCGCGAGGCAAAACGCAGACGCGCTTACCAAGCCGCTTACCAGTCGGAGGAGGCGAAAGCTTGGGTAAACTCGCTTAGCCCGACCCAGCGAACCGAAGCGGGGCGACTCGGCTTGCTGGATCCCTGCCTTGATGGTTCCGCTTCGGGTGTGGCGAGCGTGGAAAACCTGTCGCCCTCCATGGAGCCGTTCACGGAAGATGCGGAGTTTGACAAGGACGTGGTAGCTGTACCCTTCCGCAAGCAGGAGCAGCCGGAGGACAACGGATGGGGGGCGCTTCTGACGGCTCTGACTTCCACACATCGCAAGATGCTGCTGGCTTTCCTGCATGAAGAGGGCGACCCTCGTCTTCGCTGGGCGTGCCTCTGCTACTTGCTGAGTGAAGGAACCTGCGAAGACATAGCTCACCAAGTCGGGATGACCAAACAAGCGTTTCACTACCATGTCCGCAAAATCCAAAAGCGATTTGCCTTGCCGCCTATGGGCAACCAGAAAGGCGAGCAAGCCCGCATCGCCTATTCCGTATTCAACAAACAGCTTGTCTTATTTTGACACGCTACCCTCAATCGAGAATGAACACTGAGCTCACACAAACACCAACTTCGACAATCCCCATGACTAATACCGACACTTCTCTCGCTTGTCCCTCCGGCATAAACACCCCCGCAGCCTCTGCCAAGGGGGGTAGATGTATCGTTGACGATACATCTAAAGTTGCTTTAGGAGAGACGTTCTCAGGAATCACCGCTCCCGGAGCAGACGGCATTGTTCTCTCTGCAAGCGGACTCATTGTTGATGGGAACCTAGAACTCACCCCGCAGAAATACAACACCTTATTTTCAACGGTGCTTTCGCTGAGTAAGTCATGTAACTGGCTGCTAGGCGACACTCTCCTGCTCGCCGACAGGACATGGGGCAATCGCTTCACCGGGAGCAAGTACGAAGAGGCAGCCGCTGCAACGGGATTAAGCCTCTGCACCATTCGCAACATTGTTTCGACCTGTAAGCTATTTCCTCGTGAGCAGCGTCATGCGGATTTATCCTTCACTCACCACCGAGAAGCTGTGCGTTTGGTAGAAACCCCGGAGGTACTGAACGAGGTATTGCAACAAGCATCGGATGAACATATGTCCGTCAAGTCGCTCAGAAAGGAAATCGTCAGGCGCAAGCATATTCTGGCAACCACGGCGCCAAGCGAGACTGACGATGCGCCTGTGGCTGATGCCAAGCCGAAGAAGCGGGACGTTCTGGGATTCGAGTTGCTTGGCTTGCCTGAGTGCGTGAGTCCTGACGCTCCCCCGATGTGGGATATTCTCAAGTTCCACCAATGGATTAAGAAGACAGACGCTTATGAGTTCGACCGCGAGAAGTGCGAGAAAGCCCTTGAACTGCTGGAGCCGATCTTGGATTTCCACGCTGACGTCAAAGCGCGTCTCGCTGAGCTGGACGAAGAGCAGCCCTCCTGATGCCGGCATTTCAGCCACGCATTTAACGACGTCACAGCCCCGCAGACAGCCCAAAAACGCCATGTTTCGACACGATAAAACCGCGCAAGTGACTGATAAGGAATCTATTTACGTGCCGACACCCAACTTGCCCCGGCTTCTGCACCCGCAGTTCTCACGCACGGGGCTTTTTTCCCATTCCCACTTTTTTGCACTTCAACGTGGCCTCTATGCTCCTTTGCGGACGCACCTTGGCATCTTTTGTTCTTATCTGAAAATAAACTCCTTACAGCGCACATGAGTGAACTCTTTTTGCAGTCGTCTTGGATGCCGGAAAGTGGGAAAACGGGGGGATTCCCATTCCCACTTCGTTCCCACTTTCCGGCAAAATCGTTTCCCTGCCTGATTCCCGCTTCGTTCTCATTGATGATTTAAGTCATTGAAAACAAGCGAATAAAGATTCAGAAAAAGCTGGACATTGGATACCCATGTGCTAGAGTGTAGAAAGCGGATAAACCGCACACTATCAATATGCAAAAGTATACATTAGACATGCTGGAACCCCGGAGCCTCCGGGAAGCGATTGGGCAGATGGCGAAGGAACTCTGCGGAGATAGGGGACTTGCTTCCCTCGTCGTGATGATGGGGGTGAAGCAATTTTACCCCCTAGACGCCAAGGAAGGAAAGCACCTTGGCGGGTTTGCGTTCAGGTACAGCCATCGCCTGGCCTCGAACAAGTCCAACCTCGTGAGGATATACGCGAATGAAGATGGTACGAGAACCATGCAATGGCTGTATATGCACCCTGAAACATTGGACATGGATGAGGTCGATAGAGCCGAGGGCATTCTCCCTGAGAAGATGGAGCAAACGTGGTGGGAACATACCGGGTGCGCGATTCGTCTTCCGTGGATTTTTGATGCCTGCCGAATGAAGTTCAGGCTCGGCAGAACGCGCTATACGCAAGGGGCGAAAGACGACTTCTCAACAGAGGAAATCCAAGAATGCTTCCGGCGGCATTGCTATGGTGATTGGGGCGATATTTGCGAGGAAGACAAGCAGGCCAATGAAGCGGCTCTGAACAAAGATGACCCCGGTCGTTTGATGAGCGTCTACAAGTTCAAAGACGGAAGAATCCTCTGGGTGATAACCGAGTGGGACAGAAGCTCGACGACCGCGCTTTTGCCTGATGAGTATTAACCGCTAATTATCCGCCACCCGGCAGCATTGCCGGTGGCGCTCTGTTGCTGGCCATGCCCTCCATCTCGCCCAGCCAAGCCGACACCGTTCTTGAGGTCAACCGAGCCAATGCCATCAAACAGGCGGTGGACAAAGTGAAATCGCACAAGACTCTCACCAAACAGGAGGTGGAGCTTTTACAGGGCATTGCATATAGTCCGGCTGCTGGTGGCGACCCTAGTATCACAACTGCAAGAACAGTGGTGGAACTGGCGGCGGCTCTAGGGTGCAGCCGTCGGAGCATTGCCAACTGGCGCAAGTTGGATGGTGCGCCCGAAACGAATGCCAACGGCACCTATGATGTCATCGCCTGGCGCAAGTTCATGCACGAGCGACACTTGGACGGTTCCCAACCGGGAGATGAAGAGGGGCTCAAAATCCGCAAGCTGCTTGCTGAGGTTAACGAGCGGGAGTTCCGCCTGTCCGTCAAAAAGGGTGAGTATATCCGCAAAGACTTGGTGCGGGAAACATGGCTGAGCCGTGCCGGACGTGTCACCAACTTGCTGCGAAGCAAGCTCGAAAAAGAGTTGCCGCCGATACTCGCGGGGAAAGACGCGCCGTCCATACAGGAGATTTTATCCCGCACGATTGACGAGGCGCTTGCCGACCTGCACGATGGCAAGGGAGATAGCCTGACTCCGTAATTTTGACATAGCTGCGGGAGGTGTGTCCTCCCGAAAGAAAACCTCTGCTCTTGAAGCCCGCTTTGCTTCCCTCTGGGATGCACTCGGTGGCGTTGAACTGGTGCGCGAGTTCCGCTTTGATAAGACCCGCCGCTGGCGTGCCGACTTTGCGAGTGAATCTGCCCGCGTCTTGATTGAGGTTGAAGGTGGAGTATGGCGCGGCGGGCGGCACACGAATCCGCAGGGCTTTATCAATGATGCCGAGAAGTATCTCGCCGCCACCCTCCAAGGCTGGTCAGTCATCCGGCTTGTGGGGGAGCAACTGAATCCTGCTACCTTACGCCAAGTTGTAGATTATGTCCGAGAGCGAGACAGATTATTTGGAGGAACTGTGGCGTGAGGCATGGACTCCCCCGGACAGAAAAGAAGTATGGCAATGGGCTGAGGAACATATTGAGAGCATCCCTTATTCGCCTATCCCCGGACGCTTCCGTGTCGACAACTCTCCCATGTTGCGCGAGGTGATGCAGGAAATTGTGAACCCGCGCACACGACTGGTGAGCATCATTGCGGCGGTGCAGAGCAGCAAGTCTACTGCCATTGAGGTGGCTCTCTGCTATATCATTGCCAACTTGCCTGGCCCTGCCCTCTGGCTTGACCAGAACGATGATGATGCCAAAGACCAAGCCGAGGGGCGGCTGAGAAAAATTTTTGATTCCTGCGAGCCTGTGAAAAAGCTCTATCCCGGCGACCGATACAAGCTGAGGACGACCACGATGAACTTTGCCAACGGCATGACGCTCTGGGTAGCGGGAGCCTACAACAAGAGCAACCTGCAACGCCGCTCGATACGTTGGCTCATCGGCGATGAAACGTGGCGCTGGCCGCAAGGCCACATGGCGGAAGCCGAAGCCCGAACCACGGCGTTCGGTTGGCTCGGCAAGTGCGTATTCTGTTCGCAAGGCGGCTTTGAAGGTGACGATACGCATGCCAAGTTTGCCACGACCGACCAGCGGGAATGGATGTTTGCCTGCCCGCATTGCGGGCATCGGCAACCCTTTGCTTGGAACTGCGTAGAGTGGGGAAAGGAATGCAAGGACAAGGACGGGCATTATGACTTCCGCAAGGTGCGCGCTTCGACAACTATGCGCTGCGCCAAATGCCAAGCTAGCTTTGAAGACAGGGATGACGTGCGGCGCGACCTCAACGCGAGGGCGACCTTTGTGCCGATGAACCCGACCGCTGCCAGCGAATATGTCGGCTACCATTGGAACTCTCTTGCCACGATGAGCTGGGGGATGCTGGCAGAGCTGTATCTGAGGGCGAAGATAGCTGCGAAGAAAGGCGACTATTCCCAGCTTCAACAGTTTTATCAGAAGCGACTCGCTCTGCCATGGGATGAGTTCCAAGAGGACTACCACATTGAGACGACTCCCTCGGATTACCGTATGGGCGAACCATGGGAAGATGAGGGCAACATCAGCGGCGTACCCTTGCGGATTCTGACCGTGGACGTTCAGCGCGACTCTTTCTATGTGGTGGTGCGAAGCTGGGCGATGAACGGCAGCTCCCGCCTCATGCATTGCGCCCACGTCCTGACATGGGATGACATCATCAACATACAGAAGCAGTTCGGAGTCCACGCGAACCTCTGCTTCATTGACTGCGGGTATTCCACCTACGAGGTGTACTCGCATTGTGCGGACAACGGCTGGACAGCCCTGATGGGAGACAAGCGCAACACCTTCACTCACCGCCGGAACAACGCCAAGCCTGTGGAGCGGTTCTACTCCCCCAAGCGGCAAATCAACCTCGGCTACACCAAGACCGGGCTGAAAGTCTGCGATATGTTCTTTTGGAGCAACCTCAACGTCAAGGACGCTCTCAACCGCCTACGCCGGAATGAAGAAGCCCCCACGTGGGAAGTGCCCAGCAACGCCCCGCAGGAGTACCTCGATATGCTCGACTCGGAGTATCGCACGATGGATCACGGACGCTGGATATGGCAGCAAATCGGCACCCGCCCGAATCACTACCTCGACTGCGAAGCCATGAGCGTCTGCGCCGCCATCATGCTCAAGCTCGTGGGCGGGGAGAGTGTAGAATCTGAGTCTGTTATATAGCGACAATGGATGTTTGTGTTTACATTTTAGCGGATCTATGATATATGACTCGACATGATTTCTAGGCAGTTTATTGGAGGGGTTGAAAAATTCATAACAAGTATAACAGCGGAGAAAGAATGGTACGATCAGAATTGTTGTGAAAAATTGAATCAAGGAATCCTAGATCAATCTCTTCCAGAAAGGGAATACGCAACCATAGATGAGCTCAGAGAAGCATACGGAAAATACCTTACAAATAAGAAAACAACTCTCAAATTAAACAATGTCAACATAATAGATACTAAAGAGGGCTTGCATGCATATATAAAGGAGGAATTAGAACATCGGAACGGAGTTAATAACATTCGTTTTTATAGGGGGCATTACGAAGCTGAGTGGAATTGCCAATCTACCCTTCTTCGTGCCTTTCACGACTACTATAAGCATCAACAAGACGCGTCTATTTGCACCGATAAGACGATAAAGCATCTCAATGATTTTATAAATAATCATTACATATTATGGGAGAAGTTACTTATAAGCGATAATGTAAAAGAAACTTTTCTTGAAACATTCCGAAATATGGAGGACGTAATCAACGTTAAAGGAATGATTGATAAGTATCTTGGTGCTGCGCAGGATTATGTAAAATATTTAAGCGATAAATCATCTCTTAATGCGATTACAATAGAACTTGCCGCACAACATTACGGACTTCCCACTTCCTTGGTTGATTTCACTTCTTGTCTATGCGTAGCTCTATATTTTGCAATCAATGGCAAAGAGAAACAAAAGGACAAGAAAGAAATAAATGACTATCTTGCCATAATCCATTTTGATACAGAAGGAAAGGTGGTAAATTTAGAGAAAGCGATAGGTATGAGCTACGACCTTTTTGAAAACGGGATTCAATCAAACAACATGAGGTCTCAGTTTAAAAAGGATCGCGCAACGTGGAACAAGAAGGACGATTCAAGGCTGGTGTCCGAAATAACAAAAATGTGTTACATAAGTCCAACTCAATGGCGAAGCATTGAAAACGATAGACTCATGAAACAGCGAGGTGTCTTATTGTGTCTGTCTAAGAATTACCATTGCTCTGTAGAGCAGGTATGCAAATATGGGTTCCATCTCGACATGCCAACTCTTAATTGCACTTTGATAAACAAATCATTGATACCAGACATAAAGAATTTTCTTGGAGATAGGGTGACAAAAGAAAAGTTAGGACTTATATGAAAATTGGCGCGGCGAACCGCTAATCTACACATTTTGACAAAGGGGCACCCAGTATGGATACCCCTCAAATTTACTGCGCATACACAGAGATGGCAGCAACGGATTCCCTTGTGGAGAATCCGCGCAACCCGAACAAACACCCGGAAAGTCAGATTATTGCTCTGGCGAAAATCATTCGTCATCAAGGATGGAGGAATCCGATTGTGGTGTCGAAGCGAAGCGGCTTTGTCATCAAAGGGCATGGGCGCTTGCTTGCTGCACGGATGCTAGGCGAGGAAAGCGTACCTGTGGATTATCAGGAGTACGAATCCGAAGCGGCAGAGTGGGCTGACATGGTCGCCGACAACAAGATTGCCGAGCTGTCGTCCATAGACGAGCATGAGCTGAACGCCCTTATCCGTGAGCTGGACGGACAAATCGACCTTGAACTCACAGGCTTCAACGAGGGCGAGCTGAACGACATTCTTGCCCAAGCCGAAGACCTCAGCGACATCCCGGACTCCGTAGACCTGGGCGCAGACAATCCCGCCCCTGCGGAGGTGTTGCCCGCCATTGCCTACGGAGCCAAGCGCATCTTCCTGCAACCGGATGAAGCCGCACGCTTTGAACACCTGCTTGGGAAGTACAGCGATGAGCACGGCAACTACAACGGACTCGCCTTGGAACTGCTCGACCACGGAGACGCCAACTACCGCAACGCTTGATTCTTTCTCGCCATGTCTCACGCTGAGTTCCTGCCTTCATACCCGCTCGCTGAGCTGGCTCCTGCGGATTACAACCCGCGCAAGCTCGATGAGGATAAATTTGTGCTGTTGCAAGAAAGCCTCCGCAAGTTCGGGGTCATCAAGCCTGTCATCATCAACGGCGGCAACGGCATCCTGACTGCCGGACACCAGCGCACGCGAGCCATGAAAGCCATCGGCATCACCCATTGTCCGGCGATCCGATTGCAGGGAATCAGCCGCACCGATGAAATCCGCTTCAACCTCTACCACAACAGCATTGAGACGAACAAGAGCGAGGTCACGCTTTCGCTCGAAAATTCCGAGATTGAGCCGGAAACCTACGCATTCATAGCCCCGGAACATATCCGCTTTGAGCACAACGCGAATGCGCTTGTCGTGAACAATATGAGCGGACTCATCCTGCGCTATGGCGGGTGGGGTTCAGTCGTGTGCTCGGAAGATGGGCGCGTGCTGCTCAACTCCGATTACGCCGTAGCCTGCCAGCAGTTGAGAACGCCTGTTCTCGCTTACATGATACCCCGCGAGGACGAAGAGGAAATGATGCGATACCTCTCCGTGGACTACGGCGTGTACTGCTACGATGTGCTCGGCGTGAAAAGTTATAATCAGTTGCATTGCCAGATGCACCGTTTACAGGGCAAGAAAAGCCGCAAAATCACCTCCACCCTCTATGAGAACCACGTCATTCCCACGCTCCGCAAGGACGAGCGAACCGTAGACTTCGGAGCCGGACGCTGCGCTTATGCCAACATGCTTGCCGAGCAAGGCTACAAGATCCTTTCCTACGAGCCGCACTTCCAAACCAAGGGAACGCTGAACGTGCGAGAGGTCGTCTCGCAAATCAACAAGTTGCGAGTGGATATGCAGAGGAACGGACTCTATGATGTGGTCGTACTGGACAGCGTCCTCAACTCCGTGGTGAACAGCTTTTTTGAACACGCTGTCCTCACCGCCTGCAACGCGCTGCTCAGCCGAAACGGACGAATCCATATCGGCACACGAAGCCTGGAATTCACCGAGCGGCTCAAGACCTTCAAGAAGAACAACTCCAAGACGCGAGAGCTTCAATTCCTAGACAAAGACCGCTTCGGAGCCACCTACCGCAGCGGCGTGTGGACAATGCAACACTTCCATACCCATGGCACCTTGCGCGAGTTGCTTTCCCAATACTTTGAAAACGTGGAAATACGCGGCAGCCAGCGTGAGCCGCAGCTCTACGCCATCGCATCTATCCCCCGCAAGCTCACACGCGAAAAGATAGCAGATGCCATCAACACCGAATTCAACATGGAATATCCCGGCAACTATCGTCACAATATGCACCGCCCTCTGGTAGAAGCCATCCTCTCATGGCTGGAAAGCGAACGAGGGTTTGCAATATCGTAAGGATTTCATGAAAAAGAGTTTGCGAACTTTTCGCCCATGTGCTATACTAAGAGGGAAAGACGCATGACAACCATTAAACAGATTACCGTTGAAAAGCCCTTCCGATACTTGTGGCTGAAATGTGTTGAGGGGGTGAACCTGAAAGAGCATTGCGCCCATTGCCTGCTCGGCACGTACTTCGCAGGGATAGACGCAAGGACGAAACACGCAAGCAACCTGAGCCTGCCCCCGGCACCCTACTACTACCTGTGCGGAGTGAGCATCCCCTACTGCTGGGCAAAGAATTTTCATCTTGCCTTTCGGGAAAAAACCGGACATGCCTTGCGAGTGAAGCGGCACGGCATCGCCATTGAGATTGAGAACGCCAAAGAAATCAAGTTCAGCGAAGCCGACATCAACCCGGATGACCCGCACATCAAACTCACCGCCTACCGCACCTGCCGGAATTGGCAGTTTGCGCATAAAATTTGCAACCTGCTATAAAAAGAGGAGCTTTCCCTTTACGCCTATTGGGAAAGTGCCAAAATGGAAAGCCAATGTGTCAGTGGATGGACTTCTATGGGAATAGATACTGGAATTAGTCCCTCTGTCAAGCTTTTTTGAAAAAAGACCCAAGAAAATCAATAAAAACACGGTGTGCGCAGATGGGGGGCGAACCCACCTGCGCAGAGCTTCTAGTGCTTCACGACAAATATCACTACCTGTACAAGGAGAGCTATGAGCTCAATCCATGTGATCACTGACATCTTACATGGTTTTCCGCCAGTCAATTCAACTGTTTTCCGTAGCTGTAAATGCCACATTCCGCAGCGAAAAGGACTGCATGCTCTCCGCTGACGGTGCACGAGTCACCCACCAGACGAGTGGTGACGGAAAAGCGGGCGGATTTTACCAGATAAGCTTTATAAAAGCAAGGCGGTAAGATAGATGATTTTGACATGCCCGCAGGGGTATGTTCAAGTACATACTTAACCGACTGACGGAACGCTCCACTTGGCTGGGCGTGATTGGGCTGCTCACGGCCTGTGGCGCTTCTTTGGAGACAGCCCTTGCCGAGCAGATTATTGCTGCGGGCATGGCAGTAGCGGGCTTGATTGGTATTGTCACCAAGGACAAAGCTGACAACAACGAGAAAGGAGAGCGCCGTGGCTGATTGTCTCGCAGATATTCAAAAAGAGCCGCGCTTTTGGCAGAGGCTTCTCACCTTTGCCGGGTATGACCTAGGGAAAGTGGACGGCATCATCGGAGCCAAGACACGGGCTGCCGCAGCAAAATGGGCTGAGGATGCTGCCGCTATCAAAGCGGAACTGGGCAAGTTTGACGAACGCAGCGAGCGCAACATCTCCACCCTCACCCCCGCTGCTCAGCGAGCCGCTCGACTCTGGCTGAAACTTGCCAAATCTGTTGCCGAGAAATCCGGGCTGGACATCCGCATCATCTGCGGTACCCGCACCTATGCCGAACAGGATGCGCTCTATCGCAAACGCCCGCGCGTGACCAAAGCCCGCAGTGGCCAGAGCATGCACAACTTCGGCATCGCATGGGATTTCGGAGTATTCCAAGGCAAGAGCTACTTCGGCGACCACGACATGTATGCCATAGCGGGAAAACTCTACACGCAAGTTCCCGGCATCGAATGGGGCGGCATCTGGAAAAGCTTTCCCGACCAGCCGCATCTGCAACTCGCCAAGTACAGAGCCAGCGCCCAGGCGCGTGCAGCCTTTGAAGCATAATGGCGGCAAAAGGACTATTCTTGCGCGGCTTTACTCTGGATGAAATCAAAAACATTCAGAGCAAAGCCAAAGCATTTCTGATGGAGGGCAAGACCATCATGTCATGGAATGACGGCGGAGGAACCTCCGTCAGCAAGCAATTTGCCATGCCCATCCCAGACCTCTTGGAAGAGTGCGCTTATGCACTTGCCAAGCTCGAAACCACATCGGACACACCCACATCTGACATGCCTCCCGCCTCCAGAGTCGCCTACAGACTTCCCTTATGAACGCCTTTCAACGCTTTGCAGCACGACTCTTCTTCGGCATCAACTCCACCTACGAGAGCGCCAATCGCTCGCCCCGCCGGGCAAACGTCCCCGGCTCCACACCGCAGGATGCCACCCTCGACCTCACTCCCGGAGTCCGCTCCGAGCTGGTGAGGCGTTCGCGCTACCTGGCGCACAACTCCGGCTTCATCAGAGAAATGGTGTCGGCGATGGCTCTCTACTCCGTAGGAGACGGAATGCGACCGCAAGCCGAAAGCGTCAACCCGGACTGGAACAAAAAGGCTGAGGATTACTTCAACCGCTGGGCGAGGCACGCCGAACTGACCGGGAGATTCAACCTCACCCAATGCCAGCACTTAGCCTGCAAAGCCCTAGACGTAGACGGAGAGATTTTTATCCATAAGGTAGAACACGCCGGGCAACTCCGCATACAACTCATCGAAGCCCACCGCATCGGCGACATGAGCGACACCGATGCTCTCATCGACGGCGTGCGCGTCGACAAGAACGGCAGCCCCATCTCCTACCGCTTGCGAAAAGACGATGGCACCTACAGCGACCTTGCTGCTGACCACGTCCTTCATGTTTTCGACCCGGACTCACCCTCGCAGGTGCGCGGATGCCCGAGCTTGCAGCACAGCATCAATCACCTCCTTGACGAAATGGAACTGCTCGCCTTAGAGAAGCACGCCGTCAAGGACAACTCCGACATCACGCGCGTACTCACCACCAACCGCGTCAACCCCGATGACAGCGACTTTCGCATAGGAGCGCCACCTCAGCCTGCGGGTTCCGATTCCGGGTGGTTACAGCGCATCCTGGGCGGCAAAATGGTAGCCCTGCAACAGGGCGAAGACATCAAACCCTTTGAGAGTTCAAGACCAAGCCCGACCTTTACAGGCTTTTTGGAGCATTTGCGGCGCGACTCCGCTCTGGGAATGCTCCCCTTTGAGTTCGCAGCAGACTCATCGAAGCTCGCGGGATCCGGCGTGCGTCTGACAGTAGCCAAGGCAGACCGCCGCTTCTCATACAGACAAACACTCCTTATCGACCGAATGTTGCGTCCATTGTGGCTCTGGGTTATCGGACACGCCATCGCCGTCGGGAAGCTTGAAGCCGTAGAAAACTGGACGGAAATCAACTTCACCACACCGCGCCGAGTGACTGTGGATGCCGGACGCGAAGCGCAACAAAACCGAGAGGACGTCAAGGCGGGGTTGAAAACCCTCACCGACCATTTCGCCGAGCTGGGCATGGACATCCATGAAGAAATGGAAAACCGAGCGCGAGAGATGCAGCTCATTCAGAGCACCGCCCATAAGTACGGCATCTCCCCGCAAGCGCTTTTCGCCTCCTTTACTAAACCCATCACAATTTCGAACAATGAACATCCTCAACAATGACACCCTGTGGCTCATGGAACCGGGAGCCTACCTGAGGCTTACCTCCATGCCCAACGTCACACCTGCTGTGCAGAGAGTGACCTCATCAGAAAAGCCCCTGTACAGCCAGAGCGAAACCCTTGCAACTGTACCGATTCACGGAACGATGATGCGTCAGGTCGGCGGGATCACCCGCATGATATATCAGGCATTGGATGAGCCGTTCGCGGAATCGGGACAGTTAGCTCAGCTCATGGCTCAGCTCCAAGCAGACCCCAGCGTGAAAGCCGTGCTGCTGGACATAGATTCTCCCGGAGGCTCCGTCAACGGCACGCCGGAACTCGCCGCAGCTGTGGCAAGACTCAGCCGCGAGAAATACGTCTACGCATACACTGCCGGGCTATGCTGCTCGGCTGCATACTGGGTCGCATCACAATGCGATGGAATCTACGCTGCACCCTCCGCACAACTGGGGAGCATAGGCGTATTGCTCCCGGTAGCCGACACCTCCGAAGCGTTTTCTCGCAATGGCGTGAAGATGGAAGTCTTTTCAGCCGGAAAGTATAAAAGTATCGGCGTAGGCGGCACCGCCATGACAGAAGAACAAAAGGCGCTTTTGCAGGAGCGAGTCAACACGACATGGACAGAGTTTAAGACAGCCGTCAACCGCCGCCGGAATGTTGCCGATACCTACATGGAGGGGCAAACTTTTTCCGGAACCGAAGCCAAGAACTACGGCTTAGCAGACGCTCGCGCCGACTCGCTCCCTTTCCTCCAAGAAAAACTCGCCGCCCGCCACTCATAATTTTTGACACAATGCAGAACAATATATGAACACCATAGATGAACAACTGGACGCAGCCAACGCACAGGCAGCAGAGCTGAAAGCTCAGGTGGCAACACTCACCGATGCCCTGCAAGCAGCTGAACAGGACAAAGCCATACTAGAGACAGCCAACGCTGAACTCACAGACAACCTCGCCGATGCCAAAGAGCGTCTGGCGAAGCAAGAAGCCGCCACGCACGAAGCCCTCGCGCAGGTGGAGCAACTCAAAGCCGAAGCCAAGAGCGCGGAGGAACGAGCCGCCGAGTTCTACGGTGCCATGTCCGGCAGCGCAGCCGCAGTCACCGCCAAGGGCGACCCGGATGTGCGCCCGATAAGCGAACGCTTTGCCGCCATCAGCGACCCGGCAGCACAGACAGCTTTCCTGCGCTCCCTGAGCGATGCCGAGCGAGCCGAACTTTACAACAACCTCTAACCCAGAACTCACCATTATGGCTAATACACTCACAGACCTTAAGGACGTACGCATCGCACAGGCGGCACTTCTGCCGTGGATGACCGAGCTGATGCCGCTCTCCATCTTCTCCACCAACCTCGGATCGACCTCAGCCGACAAGGGCGATACGGTCAAAGTTCCGGTGGTGGGCGCACCGTCTCCGTCCTCCGACTTCGATGGCAACTATGTGAAGGACATTGACAGCGAGGCAAGCTCGATTCCTGTTGTGCTCAACAAGCACAAGTTCAAGACCGTACACATGACAGCCAAGGAAGCCGCTGTCACGGCTATTCCTCTGTTGGAAAAGCTCGTGTCTACCGCTGCCCAACAACTCGCCATTGACGTGTTGACGGACATTTTCAGCGCCATCAAGAAGAATCAGTTTGCAACGGCTGCCGATGTAGCCTCTGCGGAGGATTTTTCCTATAAGACCGTGCTGAAAATCCGTGAAGCTTGCAACAAAGCCAAGATGCCGAAGGCCGGGCGTTCGTTGGTACTCAACACCAGCCTCAACACCGCGCTGCTGGCAGACGACATCGTGTCGCGCAGCTTCATCACCAATCTGGCTCAGCCGGGCGTGGTGGAAGCCCGCATCAACCGGCTGGCCGGGCTCAACGTGTACGAGACCGACTGCGTGCCGGACAACGGCGAGAACCTTGCCGGGTTCGTCACCCATCCCTCGGCCATGGCCGTAGCCATGCGCTACCTCCAGCCCATCGCCAACTACGATGAAGCCGGAGCCGTGACCGACCCTGTCACCGGTCTGACATTCGGCTACCTGCGCTACACGGATACGACCTCCAACAAGGTGTATATCACGCTGGAATGCCTGTACGGCTATCAAGTCATCCGACCTGCAGCCTTGCAGCGCATCGCCGTCACCTCTGCCGCCTGACCATGAGCCTTGCCGATGAAATGGGCGATGACTTCCTGAGCATTCATCAGGAACTCCCGACATATATAACCATCGGCAGGAAACGAATACCGGCATTGGTCAACGAGGGCTCGCTGGCAGCGGAGCTGGAGCTGGGAGGCTTTTCTCCCACCCGCTCCCTGTCGGTGAGACTCCGGCGAAAAGACTTGTCGTCCACCCCGGCGGTGGGCGACTTGATCTATTACGAGGGCATCACCTTTCGCATAGAAAGCATGAGCGTGAAAAAAACAACCCCATTCATCTCTCTGGAATGTCTGCAACAGTAAGCATCAACTCCGCATCTCTCGACAGAAAACTTGCCAAGATGGCTATTCTGGGCAAGAAGTCGATTGAGGAAGCGGTGCGAGACGGAGCCAAACGTTTCATCTCCAACGCTGTCCGCAACACCATGCCGATGATTCTGACATCCTCCCCCGGCGCCGCCCGCAATCAATGGGTGAACCGAGTCACTCATTACTTCGCCACGCATCGTGTCACCAAGAAAGGTTGGCGAAAGGATGCCGAACTCCGCAAGTTGCTCGCGGCAAAGAAGAAACGGCTTGGTCGCGAAGCCGCAGGTTGGAATGCCGCAGCGCAGGAACTCAACGCTGCGCGCATCCCCGCTTGGGTGAAACGCCACGGCGGTTCGGAAGGACGCTGCGTTGTCCGACACAAAGGAAACTTCATCACCATTACAGTCGCCAACTCAGTGCCGTATAATGAAGAGATGACGATGCGCCGCGCCGTGTTCGCGCTCCGCAAGACCGAGCGGGGCTTCGAGGGCAATCTGCGAGCCTTGAAAAGCAAACTTATTCGTTCCGTAAAATGAATCCGCATTCCTTTCCTGAAACGCTCGCAACGATACTGGGCGCGAGTCATCCCGAATTGCAGGTCTGCACGCCTGTCTCTTCGGAAGAACGCGCCTATCCCTGCGTCTTGCTCAC